ACACTGGTTGTAACCCAGCTGGCATCTATTCTGAAGACTGTTGTCGATACGAAAGAGCCAAAGGACCCAGTAGAGCTCATGTCTGAGATTGTACACGTAACATTAGACAATGAAAGAAAGGAACAAGAGTAACCTAGCGTTCCTGGCATCCCTCATTTTAATTTTATTTTTTCTCTCTCATTGTGATTGGGGGACGGTAAACAATATTGAGCGACCACGCGTTATCGTGTTCTAAAGTACCTAGATAATAACATGGCAAGAAGACCTAATAAAAACGTTCCGCAACTAAAGTTTGTGTCGTGGGCGATTAGACCAGAATACAAAGACGCGCAAGGTGAATATACCTTAACATCACCCGCCGATAGAATTGCTGTAGCTCAACGTCTTCAGACCTTGAAGCCAGGTGTTAAGGAGGCTGAGGATGCTGAGTTTAAAAGGGTGATTGATACAAATCGGTTCCTCGGTGACCGCCCCGCAGGGAAAGTTAGCCCTGACCCAATGGTCAACCTTGAGAACTTGTCAAAATCGTTGTTAAACCTGCCGAGGGTTCAACGGTCATTTAACCGGATGTCTAGGCTTCTTCGTACTGAAGTAATACCCGTGACCCAAGCTGGGTTTGTTTTTGAGCAGAAGTGGCAGGTGAAACCTACCCCTGAAGGTACGCCACCAGGTAAGGTCTGGCAGTTCTGGATACGAGTAAGCTCTTCCCCAGATAACCCAGCTCCCCAGAAATTTGCTTGGATGCTTGTTGAAGCACAAAGAGAAGACTCTAAAGGAGGTGCATAACTATGGTTGGGCTTCCGCCTTTTAATACTCCGATGTTGGATGGGCAATCCACCAACAATCGTTGTGGTCCTACTACACTCGAAGTGACTGGTATAGACTATACGGTAGATACGTCTAATTTGGACTCTATTGGTGGAGCCCAGGAAACCCAACCGTTGGGACTTGATTTTTTTTCAGCTCCAATTGGATATATTGACCCGAGCTTTAGCCCAAGACAGTATGAAGAGGTACTAAACACAATGAGTAAAAGCTTAGACCTAGGTAAAGAGGTGTCCAGGGCGTATACGGATGCCATTGAGGAAGCTTCTAATAGTATACAGGAAGGATGGGGTGAGTTTACGGATGCGGTTCGTGACGGTGAGTGGAAAGATGCTGCTGGTGCTGGTAGTGATATTATCTCATCGGCGAAAGGCGTAGGAGCGAATATAAGCGATACACTAACCAAGGTGATTACGAATACAGACGCGTTCAAGTTCATCTCGGAGACGTATAGCGAAGTTGGAATCGCGAGCCTCAAAGCCATCGCAGCTTCACTCGGGTCAGATATGGCGCAAAAAGTTTCGGGTGGAGTCTATTATGATGGTTCGATTTCTATAAGGATTGATGTTAAATTCACCAAGACATTTTTTGAAGAGCAGCTTTACAAACTAGAATACCTCAACCAACAAGTTTGTGTTGAAGCTAGGGCACAAGGAACCATGGGGATGACGCTCGAAATCGACCATAGTAAACTCCTGGACCCAGAGTTCAATGCGAAATTGAGCGCAGGGATATACGCAACATTGAGTGGCAACACGCTAGACTCAATGGGGATGCAAATTGTTGCCGGAGTAGGCGTCGAGATGGATGTGTGGACCGGAGAGGTTGGCAAGTTCGCGGGGGTCTGGGTAGAGAATAACTAATGAGTAACAGCAAACAATTTAAAACGAACTCCAAAGGGAGCATACCTCTACCATCTCAAAATGGTAGTATGCGGATGTTCGATAAAGACAATCCCGATATCCAGCTATTCAATATGGTGGATGATGAGTTGATTCGTTTGTCTGGGTCAGAGCTGTATATTTACAAATACGAAGTTGATGAAAACTTCGACGATGTTTTTGGGGAAAATCGTGTTAAAGCGATTCGCCAAGAACCTGTCCTTGTAGAAGGACACTATGACCCACGAGCTTTTGAGGAAAATTTGACTGAGTTTGGTATAGAGATGACCAACGACCAAATATTTACTTTTAATAAGTCCTATATTGAAGCCGAACTTGGACGCCCTTTAATTCCGGGTGATGTAATCCAACCACGCTTTCAGAACGTATATTACGATGTCTATGAAGTACAACAAGATTCGTTTGAGGTTTACGGGGTATACCATTTAGTCGCTTCCGCAAGGGTACTACGCGACAAAGAAGAGTTGCTGCCTGATGCGGGTGGGCAAACAGAAGCAGATATTGCAGGAGATTAATATTATGAAATTACTTGGAAAAATTACAGAGAGATGTTGGAAGGGGTATGAACCCACTCCAGGAAAGAAGGCATACGCTGACGGTTCATGTCGACCGGTTAAGAGAAAAAAGAAAAAAATAAAAGAAGCAAAATCGGCGGCTTGGCAACGTAAAGCTGGTAAGAACCCTGAGGGAGGTCTGAACAAAAAGGGAGTTGCATCCTATCGTGCTGCGAACCCAGGTTCAAAGCTAAAGACAGCGGTGACCAAGGACCCAAAGAAATTAAAAAAAGGCAGCAAAGCTGCCTCTAGGAGAAAGTCGTTCTGCGCGCGTATGGGTGGTATGAAGAAGAGAAACACCTCTAAGAAGACAGCAAGTGACCCGGATAGCCGTATTAATAAGTCTTTGCGTAAATGGAACTGTTAGCCTAACTAGGCTTTGTGAGAAGTCATTTTATCTCAAGAGCCTTTGCCCTTCTTATGAGGGTGTAGCTTGCCGTGAATCCGCTTCTTGCGTTTCCCCAGCTTCTCTTTATCTTCGTCTACGGAAGGGTTCATTCCATCCCATCCTTTGGCGTCTCCCGCACTTAGGCTGCCCTGCCCGTATACCTCTTCTGAGTACATGGCTTTGTTTTGCTCTTTAGAGTAAGCCTTCTTATCCATTTCTTTAGGGTCGAGATGTCCCCCTTCTGGGGCTGGACACATCTTAGCAAGGTCATACATATTCATTTCTTTTTTCAAAGACCCCTTCTTATCCCTCTTCTTTAGCTTACCTGCTAACCAACTACGATTCTTGTTTGATAGAACCCAAGCGTTATCGAAGCTTCTACCGTCGGAGCCTGTTCCGCCGCCCTGGACGACGAAAGACTCTTGAAGCCTCTCTTTTCCCATAGAAGATAGCTTGCCCCGAGAAACAGCTTTTACGCGGCTCTCAGACTTAGGCTTTTTACGGGCTTTATCTAAGGCGATAGCGATAGCTTGCTTTTGGGGAAATTCCTCACCCTTTAACTTCTTAATATTAGAAGAAATGGCTTTGTCGGAAGAGCCAGGCTTTAAAGGCATTACAGTTTCTCCGCTGCCTTCATACGGGAACCCATTTCAGAACCTGCGTCGTTGGCTACCATTTTAGCTGTACCTTTCTTAAGAGGCTTTCCTGCTTCCGCGCGTGCGCGAACCTGACGGACTGGTTTTGGGGTGGTGGACTCGTTCTTGGCTTTCTTAGCCATCTTCTTAAAAGTTTTTGCTAGAGTCTTGGCTTTACCTGTACAACCCTTCTTGGTGATAGGGGTACACTTACCTTTAGTACCGCGGCGTTCGATATCATCCTCTGCATCACCAATCCAATCATCAGTAGCTTCAGCTGTAAGGTCGTATGGACCTCCTACCTGCACAGACTTTGGAGTCGCGCGCCTAGGAGAGTTGGTAGTCATCTTAGAGGCTTCAGGAGTTTGATTCATAGGAAGTTCGTCTTCATCTAAATCTCCCTTTTGCTTTTTAATACGAGCAGCCATTTTAGCCGCGGCTTTAGTACCTCCTTTGATTCCTTTTGATGGGTACCCTTTAACTTTATTCTCGAACAGGTCGTCTGAGACTACAGTGTGGAATTTTGGTTCCGGTGGCTTTACCATAAAGGCTTCTGTTAGTTTTCCTACTTTCTTCATAACTTTATATACTAACCTACATGCGGTTAACATATATAATATCAGAGGTAAAAACTAAACTATGACACCAACCCCAATTTCTCCACCCGGAGGCGGCGCCGCCACTCCATCACAACAACCAGGTAGCAGTTACGTCGCAAGCGGAAACTGCTCAGGCACTGCGTTCACCCATACCCAAAGTATTCTTATATCATATGCGGGAAGTAAAGAAATAACCGTAGCTCCTACATGGTTACCTACGACTGGCTCGGATGTTAGTGGTTATTTGTGTGATGTGTATCTTCAATACACTGACACCATAGAGCAATTTTCTACTAGTGCAAACGACGTAAGCGCGTGTTCTAATGCCGCTAACTCTAGAGAAATGCAGGTGTTAGATATCAGCAGCTTCACGCACACTACAGGATTTGGCGCCAACGGCATTATCAGTACTTCTGCCAATGGATTTGTTCGTCGATGGGTACAACAAGGGGATACTGCCGACCAATATGCATCATTTTTTACTAAAGTTTGGTTCCCTGTAGACGACGCTACATACAATGCCAGCATACATAATGATAACATCGCCGGTATGGTGGTAAGAAGAATGGTAGAGCAAATAGCAGCTGGAGGCGTACAGTACGACGCAATAGGTGGTAGTGCCGGAGGAGACTTCATACCCCCTATTCCAAAATTTAATACAAACCTCATCTATATCTAACACTAGATTAAGGCAATAAAAAACCCAGGGAGCTTTCACTTCCTGGGTTTAGTCTTTTTACGGGGACCACCCCAAAGAGCAAATATATATTTAACCGAATAGCATAACAGATTGAGCTTCCTTAGCTTTAGGAATAGTTACAGAAAGTAACCCATTCTCAAAAACCACTTTAGCTTTCTTGGTGTCATATTGTTCGTCAACCTTAATAGAAAAATCGACATCTTTTCCGCTAATTCCATGATGGAGTAGCATATGGGCTTCCAAGGATTCTTCCTTATTCGCACGAACGGTGAACGAGTTCTTACCCCCGATAACCTTCACTTCTTTCTCCTTGTAACCCGCAAGGGCAAACTCAAAGTGTAGTGAGTTTTGGTCTTCCGACAGGTAGCAGTTGCTAACTGGGTATTTCGGCAATCTGCAAGCTTCTTTAACTTGCTGTGGTGGGTACTCCATGGCGAAGCCCCCTTGTAACTCATTGAAGAGCTTATCAAAATGTGTAAAGTAATGATTCATAATTTTTATTCCTCCTTTCGGCAGGTTTTAGAAGACTAATTATTTTATTTGT